AAATCTACGATTTGTCTTGGGTCCATAATTTTCTCCTAATGAAATATTTATAGTATTCGCTTCAATTTACTAAATGTTTTATCTTCTAAACTCAAATCAGCTTTAGATTCTGTTTTTGGTTTTGGTTTTGAAGATCCACCACCTTGATTATCTTGTGGCATAGCTTGTGCCAATGCAAGTTGGTTCTCTGCATCCACTTGACCAACCATTTGTTGTGTTGCAACTTGATTGGTAACCTCAGTTGGTAATCCAAGACCCATTTCTTTTTCTTCATCAATTTCTTCTTGCATTTCTGTGATTTGATCATCAGTCAAACGCAACACATTACGTTGAATCCATTTCTGAGAGAAATAACGACCTGTGTATGGATCTATTGTACCCAATAAACTAAGTCTTTCTTTCATCAACTCCGCATCTTTTAGTTCGGTGAAGTTGTTGTCTTTAATGAAATCAAAATAAATGTTTTCTTTGAATTCGTTCCATTCTTCTTCAGTACATATGCCTTTTAAGACACATTGAACACGCAAAGCCTGGTCAAATATCTCTGAAAATTTATTTCGTAAACGATCAACAAATTTACTAAACTTTAATTCATCACGTGTAACTTCAGCAACACGGCCAATTGTGAATCCTGATGTTTCTGGATTTAAACGTGAGATTGGAACGTTAAGTGCTTTGTATAGTTTCTTTTCAAAATACTTAACATCTTCCAATTCACCTAGGTTTTGACCGCCAGGTAATGTGGTAATTTCTGTGCCCTTACCACCTTCTCTACGTGGCAACCAGAAATCTTCCATCATAGAAAGGAATTTACGGTCATCACGGACTTCACCTGTGTTTGCATCGTAAACTAATTTGTTTTTATATTTGACCATAATATCACGCAGATATTGTTCGGCCTTTAATTTTGGTAAATTGCCAACGTCAATATAGAAAATGCGGCGTTCTGGAGCACGGCTGATACGATAGATAACCGTTGCATCTTCAATCATACGCAACTGGTTTAATGGTTTGATTGCCTTGTGTAGATAAGAAAGTACCACAGCACGGCGGCTATCCATAAGACCGGATACGATAGAAAGAACAGAATCAGTTGTGATGCGAACTCCAACAGGACCATAATTAGAACTACTACCAGTGACAACCTTATCATTGTAGAGGTAATATTCATTGACTGTTTGTACAATTTCTGCGCCGGTTCTTTCATCTTTTTGTTTCCTCATTTCACGCACTTTACGAATCTTGCGTGGATCTATGTAACGTAGTTCCTTAACGCCTTCTTGTGGTGCTTCACGATCAATAATAACGTGGTAATATAAACGTCCATCAACATAGAATCTACGGAAAATATCCTGAGACATGTTGTTATAGTTCATCAAACGCAAAACGGTTTGAAATTCGGCTTTAATTGCGTTTTTAATTTTTTCTGGTTGTTTTAAATTATCTAAAACAATCTCAATTGTTTTGCCGTCATCATCTTGGCAAATTGCTTCATTAACTATATCATCTATTGCAGACTCAATTTCTGGTTGCATAGCCATTTCACGATAACGAGAAATGAGTTCTACCTCATTCTTTGCGGTACCGTCTAAGTCAACATATGTGCCATAATAAGCAGCAGATGTTATAGTTAATGCGCCGTCTTCCTGTGAAGGAGGAGTGAAAGATTGCTGAACGCCGTCAGACACTTCTTTAGCTTCACGTGAAATCGTGAAACCAAACAGCGAAAATTTATTAGGTGTTGCCATATATTCTCTATTCTAATTACAAAGTCAAAAAAACATAATGGGAGGCCGAAGCCTCCCGTTAAAATCAGGTTGTTGATTCTATTGCTGTCCAGTATTGGTAAGCAAATGTAACATCAAATTCTTCAATCGTATCATTTGATGCCCAATCTAGAGCAATTGCTGCTAGATCAATTGGGAATAAACCAACAAATGAATACTTCTTCAATTCGTTGCCGGACTTACCATATTGGATAACTTCGGCGTCTACAGAATAACCTGATGGTTGCTTAGCATTAAAATCACGAACGTTAGATTCGTGGCTGTTCAATGCGTTCATCCATTTTTCAACTGTATTACGGATTGTAAAATCTTCATCGTTAATAATTGTTAGTGTCCAGTCAGCAAAGCTTCTGTTGCCAACAAATTTCATTTCACGACCAAAATAATAAACTGGTACTGTACTGATTGTAGAACCAGGCAGTTGAGCAGCTTTGGCCATGAAAGTTACTTTTCTACTTGCGTCTGTTCCGCCATTTACAAATGATGGAAACGTCAAAGAAACAGAGAACAGATTAGGACGGGCACCGTCCCCGGTCATCTGACTTCTAAATTCTGCTACGTTGAATGCCATTGTATTCTCCTATTATTGGTTTATTTATTAGACTGCACCAACGATTGTGGCAAAATCTACACCAGTACCAACAGCAACAAAGTTCAACTGAATGAAGTTAATTGAACGAGCAGGCTTAATGTAAATATCACCAACAAATCTGTTAGAGTCAATAACTTGTGGTGTGTTATTTGTTGTATCGCAAACAACTTTGAAGTCTGTGATACCACGGCGACCCTGAACATCACGCAAGAATGGTGTAATCAAAGAAATAAATTGTGCTCTGGTAAACTCATCATTCAACTCAAACAATGAAGATTGAGCTGCACGTGCAATTGCTTTTTCTAGGACGATAAACAAACGACGGACATTGATACGATCAAACGCATTTGGTTTATTCAACAATGTTTTGTCACCGAATAGAACTGTGCCTTGGCCAGGGAAAGAAACAACTGGGTTAACACCAGCAGCATACAATGTATCACGGTATGTTTTTGCTGGATTCCATGCCAACTTAATGCAGTTCTTTATTTGTCCACGATTGAAACCAGCGGGTGAGAACCATGGATCACGTGTTGTATCTGTGTAAACACACAAACCAGCGACGTCACCATTCAATGGAATCCAACGGTATGTGTTGTTGTACTTATCGTATTGGTATTTCCAACCTGAATCTGCAACAGCATATGAAGAAACCGTATTCAATGCTGATAACCATGATTCAATATCGGTTGTTTCATTACCTGCATTATTAATAACAGCTGATTTTGGTGGAGAAACAAATGCAACACAGTCTGAACGACCAGCGCTGATTGATGAAATGACATAGTTTTGAACTGTTGCACTCGCATCACCTGTCAACACCAAGGAAATATCGATTGTTTCTTTGTTGCTGAATAAATCATATGCAGTTTCCAAATCACCATCAGAAACAGCTTGAGTTACACCGCCATTTAGAACATATTCTTTAATACCAGATAGTCTTGTAAAAGTTGTTCTAGAATCACGGTCCCAAGTGGTATGTGTGTTTGCATAATCAACAGGTCCCATTGAATGAATATATTTTGACTTGTTGAAAATAACTTGTTTGTAATAGTTTGATTCACCATTTACAGTTGCATCAAAAGCCTTAGAGACAAATGCGTAAGTTTCTAGTACTGCGTTAACTGGACCAAAATTGCCTGTAGTATCAATAACAATGATATGCATTTCATCGTATGCGCCACCACTTTCTGATGCATGAGCTGATGTTCCAGGAGCACTTTGGAAATAACCTTTATATTCCCACAATGCAAAATCTGTTGGATTATCACAAACGGAAATTTCTATACCATTACCAACTGAACCTGGGAAACGTCCAATGAAAGGTCCGTGTAGATCATTGTTGTCTGTTGATAGATATGTTGATTGGAAAATTTCATCATTTTCAACCAAAATATTGGCTGTTGATGTATTTGAATCAGAATTTTTTGAGCTTGCGTCAATTGCTCTAACAACACTTAGATTGTTTCCATAAGATAAGAAATTAGCCGCAGTAAAAAAAGATACTCCCGAATTAGCATCTGGAGTTCCGAAAGTTTTGGTTAGGGTGATTTCACTATCAATCAACTTTACTTGATTGGCTGGGCCCCATCTAAATTGTCCAGCAAAAGCACCAGCAGTAGTTAGAACAGAAGGAACAACCGTAGTTAGGTCAACTTCTGATACATTTACGCCTGGAGAGATTTGAAATGCCATTTTATTCTCCTTGAATTATTATATGTCCTTTTGGCAGTAGAATACCATAAAGAATATTTATGAAAGGCTGGATTTATAAGTTATTAAGACGTTCTCGTATGAAACTTGCATAGGTTTCTCCACCATTTGCAACTTCCCACAAATCACCATCTAATAATTCAAATGGTGTTTCAAGACCATCATCAATGATCGGTGCAGGAAGAATGTTTTCATCCATCTGATTCATTTGTTCCAGCTGAATTTGTTTTCTAATATCGTGATTTACAATTTCTTTGAAGTATTGTTGTGTGGAAACCCAAGCAAATATCACCAAAGACATAACCAAATCATCATTAGCACCATCGGCAGCCTTGAAAGAATTCTTTTGCTGTTCGAATGTTGTTAGTTCTGAGTAAGTATCAAAGTCACAAATCGATAATTTATCACCTTCAATTAAGGTTTTTAGGTTTGAACAACCAATGGCCTTAACTTGTGGTGACATTTTCAAACCCATTTGAATGCCACGTGCGAAACCGGCACTTAACTGTTGTGGTTTTTTATTGCCCGTATACACTTTCCATAGGTTTTCATATTCAAAATCTGCATGTAATGAATCGGCAACCTGTGGATTGTTATTGATTTCTACCAAAATGTATGCGTCATTATACATTCTCGCTGTATTATAGATGACGGTTGGAAATAATATCGGTGTAATTGAAGATGAATTGTAAGATGCAACTTGTCGGTAAGGTGTTTCTGATATATCAATCACCTGAAATGCCGAACTATCTAAATTTTTACCTTCAGAAACATCAACGCAAATACAATATAGATGGTCAGATTTAGATTCGTTTTCACCTTCTTTAACTGGTTGTTCATAGATTCTTAGACTATCATGTGTGATAATTGGATCACGGTACACCATAGTTTGAAGTTTGTAACCAGAAATCAATGTGTTGGATGAACCTAAGAACTCAGTTTCAAATTCTTGACGAAACTGACGTTCGGATGTATTTCGGATGGTTTCTTCTTTCCAGGCCTCATCACGACCAGGTACCATCGACCAATGAATCTCAAATGTTTTGTAATTATTTTTCTTATTGATTGCATCCATCCACAACTTGTAGAACAGATTCATACCGTTTGGTGTGGACACAATAATAATCTTAGAAGTTTTACCTGATGAGATAACAGGGTAAACAGAGTTAAAGAATTCTTCAGCAATGTTATTTGGAACGAACGCAAATTCATCCAAAAATACCAGATTAAAAGAACCACCTCGAATTGCACTTGATGATGTTGAGGCCGCAATAATCTTTGAACCGTTTTCTAGTTC